GAAACCTGATGTGTTCAAGGTGGTGTATCAGCAGGAGGATTTGGATGTTGATTCTCGGCTGGTGGATAGGACTTGGTTGACGGGGGGTGTCGGAAACGACGGCGTGTTGTATAACGGTTGTATTGATGTGGACCGGCAACCTGGGTATATCCCTGAGGGTTTGACGCATCCGTGGGTGTCGATTGTGGCGGTGGACCCTAGCCCCACAATGTTTTGGGCGTTCGTATGGATCATCTACCAACCCGATGTCGAGCTGTTTCATGTGGTTGATGTCGAGAGGGTGAAACTGTCAGCGGAGGAGGTGTTGGGGTTCAACACTTCCACGTCGGAGTACAGCGGGTTGATGGAGGAATGGCAGAACCGGTCGGTGGAGATGGGCTACCCGATCAGTCATTGGGTGGTCGAAATCAACGCTGCTCAACGGTTCCTGTTGGCCCACGATTTTGTGCGTCGTTGGCAGGCAATCAACCGGGTGAACGTGGTTCCTCATACGACTACCCGCAACAAGGTGGATGAGGATTTGGGGGTGGAGGCGTTGTTGCCTCCGTTGATCAGGGTGGGGGCTTTGCGGTTCCCGACGATGCGGGGAAACTGGAAAACCCTCGCCGCAGTGGACGAGTTGTGCAAGTGGACTCGGGACAAAAAGAACGGGACAGACATTGTGATGGCGTTGTGGATGGCTGTCCTTAATCTTCCGAAACTGTCCGCACCGAAAGCTCCCCCACGGCAGTGGCGACCATCTTGGATGTTGAACCGGTAACCGTGTTATCCTTCGGCAAGTCTGTCAACACTAAAGGTCACCGATGAAATCTGTTGAACACATCATTGAGCTGTACCGAACCCGCCACCAGGCGCAAGGTCCCCTCATTCAACAGATGCGCGAGGTTCGCCGCCTCGCCAACGGCGAAGTTGTTGTCCCCCTGTCCGAACTTGACCGCACGGCCCGTATCTCTGTTGCGAACCTGTTCGTCCAAGGTCTTGATCAGATGTCGATGCGTGTCACCTCGACGCAGCCTGCACCGTATTTCCCTGCGTTGAGAGAAGGTCAGGACAGGTCCATGAAACTGGCCCGTGACCGTCGCAGAGCGATGCTGTCAATGTGGGATCAGAACCGGATGGAACAAAAGGACCGTCGCCGCGCCCGCAACTTTTTTGCGTATGCGTCCGCACCTGTGTATCTGAAACCGAACTTTGATAAGCGACTGGTCGAATGGCATCTGCGTTCCCCGCTTGACACGTTCGCGGCACCTGTCATCGATGATGCGAACCCTGTCCCCGAAAACGTCATTTTTGCGTACAGCCGCCCGTATTCGTGGCTGATGCAGAACTATCCGGCGTTGAACGGTCGTCTCCGTGTCGGTGAACCCCGCCCCGACGACATGTTCACAATTCTTGAATACTGCGACGACCAAGAGGTTGTGGTGGTGTGTCTCGGGTACGACAAGGATCGTGACCCCATCACAGGCCAGGTGTATTACGGTTCGCCTGCGGTGGAACTGTCACGGGTTGTGAACCGCACCGGTCAACCACTTGTTGTCATTCCGCAACGCATCACTTTGGACAAGGCCCGCGGCCAGTTTGATGGTTTGCTCGGAATGTATTACACCCGCGCCCGTCTCCAGGCACTCACCGAAATCGCTATCGAACGCGGCATTTTCCCTGACGAATACCTTGTTGCCCGCCCCGGCGAGAACCCCGAGATCATTCAGATTGCGGACGGCAAAACAGGTCAGCTCGGTGTCGTCAAGGGTGGCGACATTCAACAGTTCCAGCAGAACCCCGGCTACAAGACCGACACCGCGTTGGATCGTTTGGAACGGCAGGAACGGTTGGAGGGTGCTATCCCCGCAGAGTTTGGCGGCGAATCAGGCACCAACATCCGTACCGGTCGCCGTGGCGATTCGATTCTGTCGGCAACGATTGATTTCCGTGTCCAGGAAGCGCAAGACATTTTTGCGGCGGCCCGTGTCGAGGAGGACAAGGCTGCTATCGCCATCGAGAAGGCGTATTGGGGTGATTCCCCGAAGTCGTTTTTCATTCCCGGTAACGGTGGCGGCATCAAGGATTATGTGCCGAACAAGCTGTGGGAAACCGATTTTCATTATGTGTCGTATTCGGCGTCTGGTTCCGACATCAACAGCCTGATTGTTGGTTTGGGTCAGAGACTCGGCACCGGCCTGATGTCAAAGGAATCTGCCCGTGAAGCGGACCCGCTGATCTCTGATCCTGAACTGGAACGTGACCGCATCGTCGCCGAAGGTATTGAGGCTGCCCTGTTGTCCTCGATTCAGGCACAGGCCGCCGACCCAAACGGTCCGTACCAGCCTGACGATTTGGCGTTCATCGCGGGTCAGGTGTTGGAAAACAAGATGTCGCTCCCTGAGGCAATCATGGCGGCACAGAAACGGGCGCAGGAACGGCAAGCTTCGCAGGCTCCTGTTGGCGCACCTGAGACGATGCCAGGGTTGTCACCTGCTGGTGTCGGCATGGAACAACCCGCCGCGCCTGCTGCTGGTACACCGTCGCTTCAAACATTGCTTGGTCAACTTGGTGGGGGTGGTGCCGCTGCCGCACAGCAGCCGACATCGCCGGGTGGTGTTCTTAGTCTTGCGGGACGGCTTGGCTGATGGCGAAACAGTATTCGAACAGGTCGGATTTGCGTAACCCTGCGGGGAAAGTAGCAAAGATGGCGGCGAAAGGTCAGGCGTATGGGGAGGCGGGGAAGCAGATGGCTGCCCAGTCTGTTGTTCCTGTTGCTGCCCCGCCAACCGAAACATTGCCACAACCCACACCGGTACCAGGTCAGGTAACCGACTTGATGGCCCCAACGGAACGCCCCAACGAACCAATCACTGCTGGAATGGATTTTGGTCCTGGTCCTTCATCTGCTGTTCTTGGACCACCCATGCGACCCAATCCTGGATCAAATCAGGACTTGGCTGAACAAGTTCGTGCGATTGCATCTCTTTACCCCAACCCTGCTTTGCTTCAGTTGGTGATGGATCTTCAAGCATGAGGGTTGTTTTTGCCCGTGACGAATCAAAGATTTATGACGCCGTAACTGGTGAACGAAATCGGGTTACGAATCATCAGTTGAAGGCAACACCGGATGTTGCCGACCGTCTTGGAAAAGCGTACACAATGTACAACTGGGTTAATCCTGCAATTGTTGCGTCGACTGTTCTTTCGGGGAATGATCATTTGCTTCCCGAAATCGGCAAGGCCGTTGCAAAGAAAGCATCTTTTGCTGGTTTCAGTCCAACGGATGTCCGTCCCGACAAGATGACACCGCAAGAAATGTTGATGATTCAGTCGCGTGTCAGGTCTATCCCGTCGGCAAACAAGAGATACACGCCGCCAAAGAAGCAGGAAGGTGGACCAGGGTGGTGGGGTCATCTCCCCGGTTATTCACTGTTGGCAACAATCGGCGACTTTGTTACGCCCGAAGCGGCAGAAAACATCATTGGTTCTGTTCGCGGTGCGGCATACGAAGAAGCAAAACAACTTTCCCGAACATTCCAAATCGGGGCAATGTACATTCCTCAGGCGGCACAAAACCTCATGTTTGCGGCAGCCAACTATCTCCCTTCAGGCCATTCGTTCCAGACACAACGAAACAAGTCTTTGTTTGATCAGTTTATTCGCGGCCCGTTGTTTGAAGAAACGTATGCCGGACAGTACATAAGTCAAAGCGGCAAAGGAAAGATGGCAACCAGTGCCGGAAAAGGATTCGGTATTGGCGGAACCGTGCTTTCCGAACAGGAAAAAGCCGCCGCAGAATATCGACCATTACTGGGAGAAAACAGGGTTCCGATGACATTTGGCAGGAGCGGAGGACAAGCTCTTGCCGATGTTGGTGTCATTGAGGAAGGATCAACTCTTTACAATGTTGTCTCCGGTTTGATTGACGCCGGGATAATGGTTCGACTTGACCCTGCATTTGGCCGCAAAAAGGAACCGTTCGGTGCGGGCGGAAAAGCAGCAACAGCAATAACCGACACCGACGCAATCAAAGCAACAGCTGGTGTTGTCAACGGGCAACGTCCGTCAGTGAACCCGACAATGTGGAACGGTTGGAAAACAACCCCCGAAGCGGTCAACGTTTTGGACCCGCTTGTAAAAGAAAAAGATGCTGCTGTTATTTGGCGAAACATGAAACGCCAAGGTTTGATGACAGCCAAAGAAGTTGCCGATGCCGACACCCATGAGGGTGTTGTCACCGCAATCGAGAACGCCGTCAACAACCTTGATCCCGCATATCACATGAGGGAAGTTCCGACAGGAAACGTCTCTACCCTTTCGGACGCGGGTTACAACATAAAACAATCGGTTGCACGGAACACACGGCTTTTTGCCGTCATGCCGGAATCATTGTTCATCCCCAAAAACGACATCAATGTCGCCGCGCAACGAGTTGACGACCTGATGCACTACCTGGGTTTTGACATGGAGACACGCAATGCGTGGATCAACAAGCTTTTGGAAAAGTACAACTCGGGATCAAAGGGATTTTTTGAATATCTTTCTGATTGGGAAACCAGCGTCCTCGGAAACGCACTCAAAGAAAACGGTGTCCCCAACGATGTCGTGTCACGTCTGACCAGATGGCGTCAATACACAGTTGACTCAACAGCAAGAACAACCCTTCAGGACGTTGCAAACGGCGCAATCCCGTCGTGGATGGGAAACAACAACATGGGTCCGCTCAGGTTGACCCAACTGATGCAGGACGGCGCATACCTTGTTGATCCGTCCGTCATTGACGAAGTGACCTTTTCTCTCGGAAAACTGTACAAACTAGAACAGCAAGCCACGAAACTTGCAGAAAAAGGGAAACTTCCCGTCAGAGTCGGCGCGGAACTTGGTCGCGGCGTTCTGAAAGGCGTCGAACTTGGATCAAGTGCGCTGAGCTGGTATCAGTCAAAACTGTGGAAAGTCTCAGCCATCGTTCGTGGCACATATCTCACAAAAGTTCTTCCGGACGAACAACTCCGTGTCCTGCTCAACGGAACGTTTGAACACCCAATGGATTATGTCGCCGCAATGATGGACGGACGGTTCGCAGCAAAACTCGGAATCGGCGGAACATACACAGAGGATGTGTTCGGAACAGCAATAAACAAGGCTGTTTTGCTTGGTGAAACCGAAAACGAAATCATTGATTTGGTAAGCGTCCAAGACGAAATAGCGCGTCTCCTTGCAAAAGGTGAAACAGCCGCCGCAGAAGCACTTCAAAACCAGTACGCAAACGAACTTTCCCGTCTGCCCGATCTCTATGTTCTTCGTGAGCGCACAGAAAAGATTCTCAACGAAAACCAACCAGGTCTGCATCAAGCAATGATTCAGCGCACCCCCGATGCCGCCCGCAAACGGCTTCTTGGTGAGTATCAAAGTGGCGGAATGATGCGTTCAAAGATTTCCGACATTGCCTCACGCCTTGACAAAACCCAACACAAGTTTTGGGTGCAGGGTGTTCTTGAGGAAACAGCAGACCTGAACAACAATCCGCACATCAGAAGAATCGCAAATGGCGGACTGTTCGACAACGACGTGTTGACACTCGACGGAATCAAAACAACATGGAAAAATCATGTCGCGGCCGGTCGCGGAAATCTTTCAGCCCAAGACGCAATAGCTCGATGGCTTTTTGAGGGGAGCGGCCGGGAATATTTTGCTGGTTATTTTACGAATTACGCCAACATCGCAGACGGTTTTCAATGGGACAACATCCGTATGCTGGAACAGGAAGTGTCGTCTATTGCGGGATCGGACGGAAAACTTCTTCGTGCCATAGCAACCGGGTCGTTTGACGGGAAAAAGGCGTTCACACGAAACCCAAACGGAACATGGGAAATCGTTGACGAAATGAAACAGCACGTTGCGAACAGTTTCATCAATGATCCTTCGGCCCCTACCCATGTCAGGTTCCGTCCCAACAGACTGGGCGATGCCGCACAGTTTGTGCGTGGAGCAACAGCAATAGAAAACGCCTACACATCAGCTCTGGATTTTTTCTTTGGTCGTTTGTACGGCGTCCCGTCAGACAAACTTTCCCGCAGTCCAGCGTTCAGAGCTGGGTACTGGGGGCGCATCGAAGAAGTTGCACCAATCCTTTCTCCGGAAGCAGCCCAAGAACTAAAAAACAACCTGGCAACAATCAAGTTGCCCCAAACACAAAAAGACAGATTGAACCGTCTCCTGTCACTTGCAAACGGAACAAACGACCTTGAAGCAGCAGACCTGTCGGCAAGGGGTTACGGACTTCAGTACGCCCGCAATCTTTTGTTTGACGCAACAAAACGTTCATGGTTTGCTGATCATCACAAGTTTCTTTTCCCGTTCTTTGAGGCGTGGCGCGAACAGGGAACAACGTGGATGAAACTTCTTGTTGAACAGCCACAGAACGGCCACAAGATTGATGTTGCCATTCGTGGTTTGCGTGGCTTGAAGGTGGAGGATTACAACAACGACGGAAAGAAAGACTATTTTCTCAGCCGTGATCCGCAGACGGGAGAGGAACTGTTGACAGTTCCTTTGACTGGAGCTTTGGGTCAAATCTTTTCTGGTGTCCAAACGGAGGGTTTGAAACTGCCGTTGAGCAGCATGGCAATGATTTTCAATGTTTTGCCTGGTGTCGGTCCGGTTGCTCAGTATCCGACTCAGTACATGATTCCATCAACAAAAAACTGGGATTGGTTGAACAGGATCGTGTTTCCTTTTGGTCGACCGGAGGAGACGGGTCAGGCACCTCTTGGTGGCGCAGCAAGTCTTGCCGTTCCGATGCCGTTGTGGTACAAGAGAGCGACACCGTACCTGTCGCAGCAAGCAAAACAAATTCCTTTTGTTGGCGGAACACTTGGTCAAATGGTGAGCGATTTAATCAAAGCAACCGGCGGCAACGAAGAAGAAACACAGACATACCAGTCGTATCACGCCAACGTCCTCAAATCTTTGGCTTCTGAAAGTCCCATCCCCAAAACCGCCCGCGAATACGAACAGTTCATGGATGAAGTCAATGACAAAACAAACAAACTGTATGCGTTGCGCGCCCTCGGAAACTTTATTGCTCCCGGCACACCAGTAACGAAGTTTCTAGCTAACACAAAAGCCGGTCCTATCGAGATTGGAATATTGGCCGACAAGTTGCGTACATACGAAAAAGAAGCCGAAGAAGCTGGTCTTGACCGCAACATCGGAACAATGAACTTTCTCAATGTTTATGGTTCGGCGGCATGGGGTGTCTTTACAAGTGTCCGTAAATCAGTCAAGTACGAGGGACTGGTGATGTCTCGGGAGTTTGAGGACTGGTTTGATTCCAACCAGGACCTCATCAAGACCTACCCCAAAATCGCATCCTATTTCGGGCCACGCGATCAGCCCGAAAAGTTTGGTGCCGCAGAACAGGGGGTCTACAACAGGTTCATTACCAAGGGGGCTTTGAGAGCGCAAACCGGTGAGGAACAGATTGTTCAAGCGCAGAATCGTTTGGCAAACACTATTTACAGTGCCATCAGATCACAGATGTCAACCGTTCAACAGAACTCTCAGGTAGGAAAACAACAGTTGAGGTCCATGCGCGAGGCGTTGAAGTCTGAGTTCCCCAAATGGGATACCTCTCTTGCTGCTGGGGAAAACAAGTCAATTCGTGATGAGCAGTTGCGTGAACTTGCCGAAATAGTGAAAGAACCAGCGATTTCCAAGTCGGATGTAGGGAAATCCGTTTCCGCTTATCTCGCGTTTAGAAACGACAAGATTGCACAGGCCAAAACTGTCGGGGTTGTCAACTGGCAGAAAGGTTCCAGGACTGCTGGAATCAGGGAACAGTTGTTTGCTCTTGGCGAGGGACTGAGCGAAAATGTTGTTGGCTTCAAGGATTTGTGGCGTGATGTACTTTCTAGGGAATTTGATCCACCCGAGGTAGACAATGGCTGACAACAACAATATTGACGACATAATCAAAAAGCTTTTGGACCAAGCCGCATCGGGAGGAAGCTACGTTCCTGGTCAGGCAATGCCAACCACCAAACAGGCAATCGGCGTAAAGGGAACATTGGTATTTGATCCGTTGACAAATGAGCAGGTGTATTCGGGCTACAAGGTCAAGAGGTCATCACTATCTCCCGGTGGCCCTGGAGGAATGGTTGAGGTTCAACCTCGCTATTTTTCGGGTGACGAGGACACGATTGCTGGTTTCTCAAAAGAAGAAATTGCTTTGGTTCAGGCGCAGATGAAATCCAACGGTTTGATTTCCGGCAAGTACACACCCGGAATTGTGGATAATAAAACAAGATCAGGTTTCAGAAATCTTCTTGGAATCTCTAATCGTATGGGTCAGGATTGGCAGACAACAATGGCTTCTGTGTCTCAGGCGAAAGCCACCGAACAAACGCTTCGACCGTACAGTGTTGATAATGCCGACGACTTGAAGGCTGTTTTCCGTAAGACAGCGCAGGAAATGTTGGGCAGGAATCTTCAGGACGGTGATCTTGATTCAATGGTTCAAGCTTTCCAGCAGTCTCAGACCCAGTATCAACGTCGCATGGCAACTTCTAGTGGGATGATTGAACAGGCCCCGTCAGCCACCACGTTTGCTCAAACGCAGATTGAGAAAGATTTCGGTCCAGAGGTTGACACCAGGAAAATCGATAAGTCGTTTGCGTTGTTTGACAAGATTGCGGGGAGCAAGTAATGGCTTCAAAGAAATCGTCTGCTGTTGTTGCTGCTAATAAGAAGGCCCGCGCAAAGCGTGTTGCTTTCACCGAGGGCGGCAAGTGGCAGGATTATGTGTCCAAGAAGTACGGCTGGCTGGTCAACATTTACAACTCGAATCCGGAGGTCGCTCAACTGATCAAGGACAGTTATGTCAACGACTGGTCTGAACAGGAGTACACGGACGCAATAACCAACTCCAAATGGTTCGTGAATCTTCAGGTCGGAGAATACGACTATTTGAAGGGAACTTTCAAAAACGACCGGGCATATCTGGACAAGGTCGATCAGGCTGTTTCTACTGTTAAGTCTGTTGCCGCTAATCAGGGTTACGCGCTGACCGATGAACAAAGCCGTTTGCTTGCGGCGGGTGTTCTTAAGGGTGGTTGGAACAATCAGAAGATTTCTGAGGAAGTCGGCAAGACTGTTGTTGCAGGTGCCAAGCAAGGTCAACAGGTGACTGCGGAGATTCCTTCAGCCGAAACTCCGACCAAGTTGCAGACTGGGTCTGATGCCGCGTCTGTCCGTTCGTTGGCTCGTTCATACGGTTTGAATCTGTCTGATTCTTCTGTCGAGGGATATGTGCAGTCTTTGGTGTCCAAATCAATGTCCGAGGAACAACTTGTTACACAGTTCCGCGAGCAGGCCAAGGCGCTGTATCCGGCTGTTGCCAAACAACTTGACGCCGGAGACTTGAACACGGCTACTGCTTCTTACCGGTCTATTGCTGCAAACGTTTTGGGGGTTAACGAATCAGCGGTTGATTTGTCGGACGCGACCAAGTACGGAAAACTGTTGACATATCACGATCCCAAAACAAACGAAGCAAGATTGATGAACGCAACTGAATGGACTCAGTATTTGCGTGGTTTGCCTGAATGGTCAAACACCAAGGAAGCCAAGGATCAGTACCAGGCGATGATTGATACAGTGAACAATCTGTTCGGAAAGGTACGTTGATGGCTACGGCAGCAGACCTCCAATCCACGCTGGACAAACTCGGTCTTGGGTTCCTTCAAGGACTTTTGGATAGTTTGATTAAGGACCCGAATGTTGATGTGACGGACATGAATACTGTGTCCAACTACATTGATACAGACCCGAAATCTCAGGATGCCATCAAGAAGCGGTTTTCTGGAAACGAAACAAGAGTCAAGAACGGTCTTGCTCCGTTGAAGCCAGCCGAATACATTGCTGCGGAAAAGGAATACATTGCTACGTTGCGAGATACTGGTATGCCCGTTGGGTTTTACGATTCGCAGGAGGATTTGGCAAAGTTGATTGGTGGGGACGTATCGCGTGTCGAACTGAGCAGCAGGATTCAACGGGGGTATGAGGCCGCTATGAACGCCCCACAAAATGTTAAACAGCAACTTCAATTGCTGTACGGGATTGACAACGCTGATCTTGCCGCGTATTACATTGATCCGACAGTCACCACAGATTTGCTTGGTCGCAAAAAGTCGGCAACCCTGTTTGCTCGCCAAATGGAAGCGGCCCAAATCGCGGCACAAGCGCAACAGCAGGCCAATATTGCTCTCGGTGCAACATCGGCGGAGGAACTTGCCGCCGCTGGTGTTAGTCCCGAAACTGCCCAAGCGAGGTTTGCCGAGATTGGCACCCAGCAAGAACTGTTCCGCCCCACATTCGGAGAAGCAGCCGTCGGGGAAACCGGCATCTCACAAGCCGAACAGATCGGTGGGGTGTTCGGCACCAACGCCGAAGCTCGCCGCAAGATCACCGAACGCCGCCGCCGTCGACAGGCAGAGTTTGAGGCTGGAGGCGGTTTCGCCACCACACAGACAGGTGTGACAGGGCTACGCACCGCCGGTCAGTGACCTGCCAAAACTGTGGTCAACTGTTTGACCCGATCCAGACCAGGTGGCGATGCCCTCACTGCGGGTTGAAACATCACTGCTGCGAAGGTGCTTGCAATAGTTAGCACCTAGTAGACATCTGTTAGCGCGTTATGTAATGTTCTGTCCGAGGCCGATGGCCGGACCCGCAGGTCGCCCCCCGAACCTGCGGCGAACATACGGGGTGTCAGCAGCCACCATGAACCTCCAGCATGGTGTGGGCAACAAAGGAGTGTGCCAATGTCAGAGAACGAGTACAACGAGTACGAGGACGACGACGAGCAGGAACAGCGACCGAACCCAGTTCGAGCGCAGCTAAGGAAACTGGAAAAGGAAGCCGCAGAACTGCGAAAGCAGAACGCGGAAGCCGCCCAACTCCGACGCGAACTAGCCTTCATCAAAGCCGGAATCAACCCCGACGACCCGAAGGCCAAGTATTTCGTCAAGGGTTACGACGGTGATCTTTCCACCGAAGCAATCGTTTCTGCCGCAACCGAGGCACAACTGATAGCACCCCAATCGACGGCAACCCCGGACGACCGTGCAGGCTGGAACACCACCAACAGGATTGCAGCAGGCGCAGAAACGGCCCCCGACGGACCATCGTGGATTGACCGCATCAGCAAAGCCCAGTCGGAATCGGAACTCATGGCGATCTTTGCAGAGGCACAAGCCCAGGGCATTGACCTGGGTAGCAACTAACAAAACCTCTATCCACAAAGGAACCAAACATCATGGCTGACTACTACGCAGCTACCACCGGTACCTCGGCTGTGTCCGTTGACCAGGTTGCGTTCGAGAAGATGGCGTACTTCGCGCTCCGCCCGGAGCTGTACTACGACCAGTTCGCGGACGTGCAGGCCACCAACGCAACGAACCCCGGTGCTTCCGTCAAGTTCACCATCTTCAACGACATGACCGCTGTTACGTCGGCTCTCAACGAGGCTGAGGATGTCACCCCCGTCGCCCTGAGCGACAGCCAGGTGACCGTCACCCTCGCAGAGTACGGCAACGCAACCGTCACCACCGCAAAGCTTCGTGCTTCGGCGTTCCTGCCTGTTGACCCGGTTGCCGCGAACGCGGTCGGCTTCAACGCTGGCATCAGCATCGACACGATCTGCGGCAACGTCCTGAAGGCCGGAGACAACGTCCTGTACGCGACGGGTGGCGCAGTCGCCCCGACGAGCCGCACGACCATCAACAGCGATGACAAGCTCACCGCCAACGATGTCCGCAAGGCTGTCGCCCAGCTCCGCACCGCAAACGTCCCGACGATCAACGGCGCATACGTCGGTTTCATCCACCCGGATGTGTCCTACGACTTCCGTGGCGCGACCGACGCAGCGGCGTGGCGTACCCCCGCCAACTACGTCGACCCGTCCGGCATCTACAACGGCGAGATCGGCCAGTTCGAGGGTGTCCGCTTCATGGAGTCGCCCCGCGCCCCGCTGTTCGTCGATGCGTCGAACAACTCGGGTTCGTCCGGCACCATCGACGTGTACGGCACCCTGGTGATGGGCCGTCAGGCTCTTGCCAAGGGCGTCAGCCTCGGCGGTGAGTACGGCTCGCAGCCGACCATCGTGTACGGCACGGTGACCGACATCCTTCAGCGTTTCCGCCCGGTGGGTTGGAAGCACTTCGTCGGGTACGGCGTGTTCCGTCAGGCTGCTCTGCGCCGCATCGAGTCGGCGTCAAGCATCGGCACGAACTGACATTCCATCCCCCGGTTTGGGGATGACGAGCGAACCCCCTGCCTTCGGGTGGGGGGTTTTGCTATTGTCGGGGTGTGGCAGTGTTTTCTCCTCCGACTGATGCGTTGGTGATGTGGGCGTTGCCTGGTGAGCGCGGCATTTTTTCGTATCTTGCGCCTGCGCCTCGCGGGAAGAACGTGTTCAAGATGTTGGATGGTTCTTTCACTGAGATTGAACCGCACGACTATTGGAACATTGATGTCATCTATCATGGTGGTCATAGTCATGTGTTGACTGCTGCGGAGGAAGCCGATCTTGTGGCGGCTGGTTACGGGGATTACATAACGTGAAACACGCTGAACGGCATCCGTCGCTGGATGTGGAAGGGTGCTTCGGGTGCAAAGTGGCGGGTGTCTCCTTTGGGGCGAACTCGACAACGACACGGGGGGCGCAGGTTGCGGCAACGAATCGGACTGCCCGTAACTGGGATAAGGATATGCCCGCCTATAAACGGTTGCGGGCGAACGGTTTGCAGCCTCGCGGGATTGACGGATCAGCGGTGTTGGAGGCCCGTGCTGAGACTGCTGCCCAGGTGGAGGGTCGCCCTGATGTGGAACGTTTGGTGGCGCGGGGTTTAGCTGAGTGAGTTCGTTGGCGTGGACGGGGTACACGGATGACCGGTTCGGGTATGGGTCTATGTATTGGGGGTTGCGGAACAATCTTCCTGCTGGCACGGTTGTTGACCCGAAAGGTGGGGTGTCTATTCATGTCGGGGTTCCTTACGGGGTGAAAGGCTGGTTTGAGGGTCAGTACCGCACGGTTTTTACGATGTGGGAAACCGACGAGTTGCCGTTGCGGTTCAGGAAGTGGATAAACCAGTTTGATCGTGTGCTTGTCCCGTGTTCCCACAACCGTGAGGTGTTTGCGGAACATCATCCTGATGTAATGGCTGTCCCGTTGGGGGTTGACCATTCGGTGTGGTCACCTGGTTCTGACCCGTCGGGGCCGTTCAGGTTCGCGGCGGGTGGTTCGTTGTGGAAACGCAAGGGGTTGGACATCCTTCTCGAAGCGTTCAACAAGTTGGGGTTGCGTGACGCGGAACTGCATATCAAGGCGGCTCCTCACGCGCAGGATGTCCCAAAACGCGGGTTTGGGGACAACGTGTTTCTGCACCGCCAATGGATGAGTTTGTTTGAGCAGGTGGCGTGGTTCCGGCAGGCGCATTGTTTTGTGGCCCCTGCGAGGGGTGAGGGTTGGGGGTTGATCCCTTTGCAGGCGATTGCGGCGGGTGTCCCGACGATTTTGTCGGAAACGTCGGGGCAACGCGAGTTCACGGATGTTGCGACGTTGACGGTGCCGGTGGTGAAGAAACCTGCGGAGACGGTGGGGTGTTGGGAGGAGGCATCAGTGGATGATGTTGCTGACGCCATGCTCGCTGTGTATAACGATTGGGTGGGGTTTCGGGGGAAAGCATTGAAGAACGCCGTCAAATCCAAAAAGTATTCGTGGGAGAAAGCCGCAAAACGGTTGGTGTTGGCGTTACCGAAGAAGGATGTGGTGGACACGGATCGGTGGGTGCAACCGAACGTGGAGTGGCAGGTCCGTTGTTTGAGGCCCGTGAAAGCCGACATCAACAACCGGCGGTGGGTGATGACGGCGGGGGGCGAGTATGTCGTCCCTGACGGTGTGTTCCAAGTATTGTCTGACTCGAAAGCTGTGGAGGCTGTATGACCAAGAAGAAAGCGTTTTGGGAGACGAAGAACCCGGTGAAGAAGTCGGCGTCCCTGTCGGACAGGCAGAAGAAGATGGCGAAGGCCCGCGCCGAGAAAGCTGGCCGCCGTTATCCGAACCTGGTTGATAATGCGTGGGCGGCGAAGCAGTGAGCAAGACTCCGGCGTGGCAACGCAAAGAAGGCAAGAACCCGAAGGGCGGGTTGAACGCCAAAGGTAGGGCGTCCGCGAAGGCTCAGGGAATGAACCTGAAAGCCCCGGTCAAGTCGGGCGACAATCCGCGTCGAGCATCGTTCCTTGCCCGTATGGGCAATATGCCCGGTCCGGAACGGAAACCAAACGGGGAACCGACCCGTCTCCTGTTGTCGTTGCAGGCATGGGGGGCATCATCCAAAGCTGACGCAAAGAAGAAGGCGGCAGCAATCTCGGCACGGAACAAGTCCAAGAAGAAGTAGTGTAGAATCGCCCTGTTATGGCACAGCCCGCAGATCAAGACCTGACTATCACCCGTGGTGACACGGAAACGGTTGTTGTCACTATCACCTCTGACGGGTCCACCCCCATCAACATCACGGGTCGTACCTATATCGCACAGATCAGGACCTCCCCCGATTCGACGACGGTGAAAGCCGCGTTCACTTGCACGGTGACATCAGGTGCGAACGGGCAGGTCACTTGTGTTTTGTCAGCCACCGACTCAGCTACCCTCCCTGTCGGTATCGCATACTGGGATTTGCAGGAAACCGCGTCAGGGGTTGTGTCCACAATCCTGTCAGGGAATGTCACGGTACTAGCTGACGTGTCGAGGTAGCCGTGGCTACCACACTTGTTACGGTCAACCGGGGATCGGGAAACAGTTATGAGGTTACGGTCACCCGAACCGATGAAACTGTCGGCCAGGTTGTCACACCTGCTGTTTCAGCTGTATCTGTCGATGCTGTCATCACCGTGGTTGCTACGGACAACGCTGGTCCGTCGGGTGCGACAGGTCCGACTGGTCCTACAGGCGCGACAGGAGCGGCTGGTGCGACTGGACCGACTGGTGCCAGCGGAGCCACGGGTCCTACGGGGCCGACAGGTGCCACGGGTGCAGTTGGGGCGACTGGGCCTACGGGTGCCGCTGGTGCTGTCGGCGCGACAGGTCCTACGGGTCCAACGGGTGCTACAGGATCAACTGGTTCGACAGGACCTACTGGGGCTACTGGTCCGACTGGACCAACCGGTGCGGGTGGGGCTGTGGGTGCTACGGGTCCGACCGGCGCGACAGGACCTACAGGTCCGACTGGGGCTACTGGAGCAACAGGTTCAACGGGTCCGACGGGTCCGACGGGGGCTACTGGGCCTACAGGTCCGACCGGGGCTACTGGTCCCACAGGGGCGGCTGGTGTTACGGGTCCGACGGGGGCTACTGGTCCTGCTGGTGTTGCTGGTCCTACTGGTCCTACTGGTGCGACGGGTGGTGTAGGGCCGACGGGTCCGACTGGTCCTACGGGGGCTACGGGGGCGGCTTCGACTGTAACTGGTCCGACTGGTCCGACTGGTCCGACTGGTCCGACTGGTCCGACTGGTCCTACCGGAACTACTGGATCGACAGGACCTACTGGTCCAACTGGTGCTACGGGGGCAACTGGTTCAACAGGTGCTACGGGCGCGACTGGTCCTACCGGGGCGACTGGACCGACAGGACCTACAGGTCCGACGGGTCCTACAGGAGCGACTGGTGCCACAGGATCAACAGGGCCAACCGGTCCAACGGGTGCTACAGGATCAACTGGTGCAACAGGGCCGACTGGTCCTACTGGTCCGACTGGACCAACCGGTGCTACAGGTGCGGTAGGCGCAACTGGGCCGACCGGACCTAGAGGGCTGTTGTGGAGATTGGCGTGGAATTCTGCAACGAATTATGTTTTGGACGACGCCGTGTTTTACAACGGTTCGGCGTATATTGCAATCCAAACCAACACGAACAAGCAACCGGACATAAATACTTCTGATTGGGATTTGCTTGCTCAAAGGGGTGCTACTGGCCCTACTGGTGCTACTGGTGCTACTGGTGCTACAGGGGCAACAGGTCCGACTGGACCAACCGGTGCCACAGGATCAACTGGTGCGACAGGACCTACTGGTCCTACAGGTGCGACTGGTACGGCAGGAGCAGCAGGAGCAACCGGTCCGACTGGTCCCACAGGTCCTACTGGTGCTACAGGTACGGCAGGTGCAGCGGGAGCAACAGGCCCGACGGGACCCACCGGTCCCACAGGACCGACAGGACCGACCGGCGCGACAGGCGCAGCATCTACGGTGACTGGCCCGACCGGGCCGACAGGTCCGACTGGTCCTACTGGTTCAGCTGCCCCAACTCAGACGACGACTAACCTAATGACTTACACAATGATGACGATGGAGTTCTGATGGCTGTCAACGATGTTTTTCCGAAGATGTTGCTGGTCCCAACCCAGCTCACCACGTCAAGTTCGACGTTGTTCACGGTGACGACGAACTATCAGTGGACTGTGAAGCAGATCATTGTGACGAACACGGATGGGACGGAGAGATGGTTTTCGTTGGCGTTTAATGGGGCGTCGTCTACTGCGTCTAACTGTTTTGTGTTTCAGTTGCCGATCGCGGCGTATGACACGGTTGTGTTGGATACTGCCTTGGTGTTTGATTCGGGTCAGACGTTGCGTGGTCAGGCTGATACTGCGTCGAAGGTGAATGTGGCTGTGACGGGGTGGGAGAGGCAGACTGCCTGATGGGTATTACGGCTGGTTTGGGTATTGCTGGTTTGCAACCGGCGGTGTGTACTTCGTCGACTCGTCCTGCGTCTCCGTATGAGGGACAAATGATCTACGAGACTGATACGGATATGGTGGCGTTGTGGAACGGGTCGGCTTGGCGGTACATCGCGGCCACAACCCCCACGAACGGGACAGTGTTGCAAGTGGCAACAACAAACAAGTCGGACTCATTCACAACAACAAATACAACTTTCACCGATGTGACTGGTTATAGCGTCTCAATAACGCCTAAATCATCTTCGTCAAAGATATATGTAAATGCGGTTATGAATATTGGCGCAACTTACGGAACAAACACAACATATGTTCGTTTGATGAGAGATTCCACCGCAATAGGTGTGGGTGATTCTGCTGGTTCAAGAACACAGGTATCTATCGCCGCAGAACCCAACGGCAACTCTATGGCACAGGGTTCAATAGTGATTTTGGATAGTCCTGCAACCACCAGTTCTGTTACTTACAAAGTGCAGATTTGTACAAATGGTGCTGGTACGGCGGCAATCAATAGAAGCATTGACGACACTAATGCTTCTGGTCGGCCAAGAGGGTTTTCGTCTATTACTGTTATGGAGATTGCGGCGTAATGGCTATTTCGAATGTTTCTAACGGCCTGCGGTCCGGGGTTTGCACCTCCACGACACGTCCCAGCTCCCCGTATGAGGGACAAATGATCTACGAAACAGACACCGATAAGGTGTTGGTGTGGGATGGTTCTGCCTGGTACCCACCGAAGAACACCGCATGGGGCATTCTTGGGAAGCATGAACTTGCCTATGCTTTTGCCACATCGTCTCCGCATACAACTTTTCAAGATGAAGGACTTTCTGTGTCCGTTTCCTACGGACCGAATCGTTTGTTGAAGGCAACACTGCTTGTTCGGCCATATACAAACGGTGGAACAAACTTTGTTATTTACAGACTGATGCGTGGTTCAACGGCTGTAACAATTTGGGGGTTTGGCTACCCTGACATTTCCAACAGTGAGGCCCCACATAAAACGATTGTGTACACATTTGCGGGACCAGCTACTGCCGGAACAGAAACATTCAAGGTTCAGATTGCCGGAACACCTAACAATACTCAGGTCACTTCGTATGGTCAGCCAACAACGAATGATGGTCCTCGCCAGTTGATGATTGAAGATGTGGGGCCTGCGTAGTGGGTCTCTCGAATTATTTGCCGTCGTCGCGTTTGATCCAGCCTGGTGTTTGCACGTCCTCGACACGGCCCGCCAGCCCGTTTGAGGGGCAGGTTATTTATGAGACGGACACCGACAAGGTGCTGGTCTACAACGGATCTGCGTGGTATGCGAACTGGAACCTTCCGTGGGGGATTATTGGTAAGGGTACTAACACGTCGTCGCAGCAGATAACAACCTCAACAGCAGATGTAACCAATCTTTCGGTGACGTGGACTGCTGTGACCGGACGCCAATATAAATACACGGTATTTCTTCCGAACGTAAATCCGGCTGCTAACTCAACCATGATTGTGACAATCACAGATGGAAGCAACACGGTAAAAACAACGAACAGGTTTTCTAACGAAACATCATTTCGTTATACGGCAACATATGTGTTTCTTGAAGCAAGTTTGTCGGGTTCTGTGACACGAAAAGTTCGTGCCTACATGGACAACAGCACTCAAACAATCAACAACGACTCAGACGCAACAACGCTGTTTCTTGTGGAAGATATAGGGCCTTCCTGAGTCTGTTGGAGGGGTTATGCGGGTAGCTGTTTACACCATCGCCAAAAACGAGGAACAGTTCGTTCAACGTTGGGCTGACTCCTGTGCCGACGCTGATTGCCGCCTAATCCTTGACACCGGTTCCAGCGACAACACCCGCCTCACCGCCATTGATGCAGGTGTCACCGTCCACCGCAAAGTGTTCCACCCATGGCGGTTTGACACGGCCCGCAACCACGCCCTCTCACTAATCCCCGACGACATCGACCTGTGTATCGCCCTCGACATGGACGAAATACTGCAACCCGGCTGGCGGCAAGCCCTAGAAGCTGTGCCAAACAACACCACCCGCCCACGCTACAAATACGTTTGGTCATGGAATACCAACGGTTCTGAAGGGTTGGTGTATGGCGGCGACAAAATCCATTCCCGCCACGGATACACCTGGAGACACCCCGTACATGAAGTACTTCAACCTGTGGACATACTGGAACAGCAGCACTGGGTTGATCGCCTAGAAATCCATCACCACCCCGACCCCACCAAATCCCGCGCCCAATACTTCGACCTCCTGAAACTCGCTGTCAAGGAGGACCCCGACGACCCCCGCAACCAGTTCTACTTGGCCCGCGAATACTTCTACCAAGGCGACCGAACGAACGCGATGACACATTTCTTTCATGCACGGATGCGTCAAACATGGCCCCCCGAAAAAGCTGCCGCGTTCCGATACTCGTACCTGTGCGAAGGAAACCCAATGGACCTGTACCGGGCGTTGTTCATTGATCCATGCAGACGCGAAACCTTCGTGATGCTCGCCCAGCATTACCACAACCAGCAGAACTGGCAGGCGTGTCTCCACTACGCCGAAACCGCTTTGAACATCCGCGAAAAACCGTTGGACTACCTCTGCGAAGCGGATGCGTGGGGATGGCTACCCTACGATTTGGCGGCGGTCGCCTCCTACTGGCTCGGTGACCGGCAAACAGCCCGCCTCTACGGGGAACGAGCCTCACAACTCGCCCCCTACGACGACAGACTCCGACAAAACCTGGGGTGGTACACTTCCCCGTGACACCGTCCACAAGGAGAAACCATGTCCGCCAAGGGTGAGAAGTACAAGTCCAAGTCCGCGATGATGAAGCACGAAATGTCTGAGGGTCCCGCCGCCCGCAAGAAGGAGTACGGCTCCGCCAAGGGTGGCATGAAGAAGCCCGCCAAGAAGAAGAAGAAGTAGCTGTGTCCGCGAAGAAGAAGATGCCGAAGCTTGGTTCGGGTGAACGGTTCAAGATGGTCGAAGCCGCCGCGAAGAAGTCGGGGGCGAAGAACCCTGCCGCTGTTGCTGCTGCTGCCGGTATCAAGAAGTACGGGCAGAAGAAGATGACTGCGATGGCTCAGGCCGGTAAGAAGCGCAAGGCGAAGTAGTGGCTGCGAAGAAGTCGAAGGTGCAGAAAGTTCTGCATGAGTTCAAGGCTGGAACCCTCCATTCGGGGAAGGGTGGACCTGTCGTGAAGTCACGGAAGCAGGCGGTCGCTATCGCCCTGTCTGAACAGGCCCGCGCCAAGAAGAAGGGCAAGCGCAAGTAGATGTCGACGGTTGGTACGGTCATTGACCGCACCCTGCGGCAACTGCTGTCGGGGACGGTGGAGGAACGCAACAAGATTGCGTCCGCGTTGACTGCTACCGGCACGTCTGTCACGTTGTCTTACGATCTTGGTGGTGTCCGACCCGGTGCTGTTGTCCAGGTGGACAGCGAACTCATGTATGTGTGGGAAGTGAACGCTGGTTCCAAAACCGCCACCGTTGACAGGGCGTACAACGGTACAACTGCTGCGACCCATGCGTCGGGGTCTGTGGTGACAGTGAACCCGAAGTTCCCCAGGGCGCAAGTGTTGGAAGCTGTGAACGCCGAACTGGATGATTTGTCGTCCCCGATGAACGGCTTGTATCAGGTGAAGTCGTTGGATGAGGATTACAACGGTTCATGGGCGATGCTTCCTCTCCCGACAACGGACCGCATCATTGATTTGGTGAAAGTCGAGTTGCGGTATATCGCCACGGATTACCCGGCGTTGCGTCGTATCCGCCTGATTCGTGACCTCCCGAACGACGATTTTTCGTCGGGGTACGCCCTCAGGTTTGATGAACCTGTCCGTGCGGGCCGTATCCATGTCGTGTATAAGACACCGTTCACGAACGTGACAACGGATTCACAGAACTTGCAGAACATTGCTGGTCTACCGGCATCATGTGAGGACATTGTGATGATGGGGGCGCAAATCAGGTTGGTGTCTCCGCGTGAGGTGAAACGTAACTTCACCGAATCTCAGGGGGATACGCGCCGTGCGGAGGAGGTGGCGTCGGGTGCTGTCGCCAGTTCGGTCAACGCTTTGATCCGTATGCGCCGCGACAGGATTATTGCGGAGGCAGCGAAACTGTCACGCCAGTATCCGACTTTCCTGTCCAGGGTGTAACCGGTGTCGGTCCCGACTTTTACGTTCCCGTATGTCGGGTCGCCCCCATATTTTTCGGGTACTGCCGCGTCGTCGTTGGTGCCGTCGGTGTTCCCTGTCGCTATTGACGGTCGCCCGTACATGATTGATCAGAAGTCGGGGCGGTTTGCTCGCGGCTATGAGCAGCGTGTCCGTGATTCGCAGGACATTTCGACTGCTCCCGGTGAGGCGGCTATCAACCCTGGCGGGTTGTGGCGGCGTGGTCAGGATTCATGGCATTTGGGTGCGGGTCAGCAGTATGCGGACGCCGCCGAATCCAAGGACTATATGTTTTACAGGTCGAAGGGTGTTGATCCGTGGACGAGGGGCCAGTTGTCGTTGCTTCCTGCGACGAAGTTGTCGTTGTCGTCTGCTGCGACGAAAATGAAGGTTCTTGTTCAGGATGGGCGTGTGTATGCGTCTCTTGATGCGGATGTGAAGTACAGCACCGATCCGTATGCGTCGTCTCCTACTTGGTCGGATTGCACGGGGGAACCGGGGTCGGGGAAGAAGTGCAACACGATGGCGACCGACGGAAGCAAGATTTATTTCGGGTTTGAGAATGATGGTGTTCGTGTGTTGGACCCGGCTACCTCTGTCTCAGCTATCAGCGGTACGAAGTTCATTAACACCACCGACAACTACTACCTGCTCGGGTTTGCTAAGGGCTATATGTTCGGTGCATACGATTATGTTCTTCGTAACATTGCCGTGTCGGGCAGCAAAGCCGATGCCATCACACCGTTTGACACGACATTCACATGGGTTGGTGTCGCAACCGGGCAGAACGCCATCTACGCGGCAGGATACGCAGGCAAGAAATCGTTGGTGTACCGCATCAACATCAAAACAGACGGCACCCTTGACGGGGCTGTTGTCGCGTTGGAGTTGCCAACCGGTGAAGTGGTGTCATCAATCCACGCCTATCTCGGTTTCGTGTTCATCGGGTCGGCGCAAGGTATCCGTTACTGCAACACCGACAACCTCGGCAACCTTGTCGCCGGTCCGCTGATCCCGACGAGTGGACCTGTGTACGGGATGTCAGCTCAGGACAGGTTCATGTGGTTCACCTGGTCAAACTATGACGGTGTTTCCAGCGGTTTGGGCCGTATCGATTTGTCGCAGTTCACCGCAACGAACCTTCCCGCATACGCAACAGATTTGATGTATGACAGCACAAACGATGTGTTGTCGTTGGCGACGTTTGATGAGAAACGTGTGTTTGCTGTGTCGGGTGTCGGCATTGTGGTGGAGGACTCCGCAAACCTGGTTGCATCTGCAACGATTGAGACAGGTATTTGGCGGTGGGGTATCCCTGACCGCAAGTTTGTGGCGAAGGTTGACACCCGTGCCACCCCGCTGGTCGGTTCGATCACTCCCGCCTTGAAGATTGATGAGGGTGAGTGGCAGTCGTTGGCGGTGTGGAACAAGCCTGGGGAAACAGAAACCTCTGCCGACGGTTCGGACGACAAAGCAATTGAGGCGGCGTTCAAATTCACGTTGACCCGCGCAACCGCAACAACCGGCCCGACGATGACGAGATGGATGGCTAGGGCGTATGTGTCGCCGTACCGTTCACAGGTGTTCAGTATCCCGATCCTGTTGCACCGTAAGGTGACAATCCGTGACCGCGAATACTTTTATGATGTGGAGGAGAACCAGTCGTTCTTTGATTCACTGATTGAGTCGCCCCGTATTGTGTCGTTGCAGATTGGTCCGTTCACGCACACGGTTATTGTGGACGATATTGCGTGGGAATCGTCGGATGCTCACGGAACGAGCTGGTCGTTTGACGGTACGCTTGTCGTAACACTCAGGTCTGTGGAAAACTAGGAGACATCATGGCTAAGTCACGTCGTTCATACAAGGGTGCTGCGGTATCCAACACTGTTGCCGGTGGCGGATTGTCTGCCGGTGCGACGACCATCACATTGGGTTCTGCTGTGTCGGGTTGGCCGACCGGTGCGGAACCGTTCTTTGTTGTGATTGATGCCGGTACCTCCAAAGAGGAGAAGGTGTGTGTCAAGTATGCGACTTCGACCAGTTTGACGGTTGTTGACCCGGCTGTTACTTCGGGGTGGTCTGCGTCCGCGAATGGTCGCGGCGCGGATGACACAACGGATCGCGCCCATGATGCGGGTGCCGTGATTTATCCGGTGTTCACGGCGCGTGAAGCGAACGATGCGAACGAGTTGACTTCTGCGTACACAGCGAACGGTGACCTGGTTGTGCATGGTTCCACTTCGTTTAAGAAGATTGCGGTGGGGACGAACGCTTATGTGTTGCAGGCTGATTCGTCGGTGACGGATGGTGGTGTGAAGTGGGGTCAGGTGGCGACGGCTGGTATCGCTGATTCTGCTGTGACGTCCGCGAAGATTGCTGACGGGACGATTGTTGCTGGTGATGTGGCGTCCGCGTTCAAGAAGCTTGTGTGTCCGGTGGGGACGATCACCGCGTTCGGTGGGGCGTCCGCGCCGACGGGGTGGCTGTTGTGCAACGGTTCTGCGATTGATGCGGCGTACACGGAACTGATTGCGTTGGTTGGGGCAAACACTCCCGACATGAAGGGCCGTTTCCCGTTGGGTGACAACGCCAGCCTTGACCTGTTGGCGACGGGTGGTTCGACCACTATTGGTACGACGAACCTTCCTGCCCACAGTCACTCGTTTTCTGCAACTTCGGGTCCGATGTCTGCGAACTCCAGTTTGTCGCACACCATCACCGACAACGGCCACAGCCACAACATCAACGGTGCAAGAACACAGAACGAGAACAGCATCAACGGAAACTCCACAATTGACGTGGATTCAGATTGGGGTTTGGCGTCGTCCGCAACGGAGGCGACGGCATCCGCTACGACGGGTATCAGTATTTCTGCCCACACGGTCAGCCATACCCACGATGTTTCCGGCACGACAGGCTCAACGGGTGGGGCGGCAGCGTACTACCAGCCGTACCTGGTCGTGAATTTCATTATCAAGCACGACTACTGATCCGTGCTATCCTGACCCTGTTACCCGATGGAGGGGAGAACAGGACATGATGATGCTTTCCGTCAAGGTTGCCAAGGACATCCTCGGCAGGATGATCGCGCTGTTCCTTGTTTCGTCGCTCGGAATCATCACCGGTTCGTCCGTCATCAACGCAATCAACCCGGAACAGTCAATGCCGTTGTGGTACTCCGCCGCGCTTGCAGGGTTCACCGCTGTCGCATCCGTTCTCACGAAGCTCGCGCAGGCATCCCTTGATGGGCGGCTCACCGCTGAGGAAGTTGATGAGGCGTTCGGTGTGAAGTCCGAGACACGGGCCGCTGTCAACGAAGCGAAGGGTGCCACTGCCGTCACAGTTGCCGACTCTCCGCAGGAGTAGGTTCGCTCTACTCGTTGTCGGTGCGGCAGTTCTGCTTCTTGCCGCAACAGCAACAGCCCAGCAGGTGACGGTCACCGCCCCGACTGATTACACGGTGGAAATCACTGAACCATCCGTGTTTGAGGTGCGAACCTTTGACACGCAAGGGAACTGGTCTGACCCGCATCTGTGGTTGTACAACTCCAACAACATCCTGATCGCGGCGAACGACGACTATTACGGGTTGCAGTCACGAATCAGTATCAACCTGCAACCAGGGACATACAGGTTGAGGGCGGGGGTGTGTTGCGGGGACCCGAACCGGTGGTGGGGTCAGCCGTACCTGTTGGATAGTACGCTCGGGTTATGGACCCCGGAGACGACGACGAGCGAGCCAACGCCTACAACCGTTACGTCTACAACGAGTTCGCCAACATCGTCCACCACTACGACGACACCGCCAACAACGTCGACCACGACCAGCTCGACGACGACGACCAGTACAACCTCCACAACCTCGACAACCTCCACAACCTCGACTACTTCGACGGTGCCGAGTACGACGACAACGGTGATCCAGTCATCCAGTTCGGTGTCATCTTCGGTTCCGCCGTCGACGAGTTCGACAACTTCGACGACATTCCCGACGACTACGAGTTCGGCACCCCTGTTGACGACGAGTACGTCGAGCAGCGTGTTGCCGAGTTCCTCCGTGCCGCCGTTGAACATTTCAAGTTCTACATTTCCGACAACATCTTCCAGTACCCCCTCTACAATCGCTTCAGAGGTGCCTGTAAGCGTCCCAGAGGCGTCTACCACTACGACCCCAAGGGTGATAGCCCCCCCTCCTGAAAACGCCTTACAGAAGCGTTACACAAAGAAGGTGCGGTTGGGGCCGATCAAACTCACCTTGACGGTCACCGGGGCGCAACGCCGAACCGTGATCGCTGCCGCAATCGTGCAGATAACAACTGTTGCTACACTCGGCGCAACAACGACCAGCACCACGGGGGC